CCCGACCGTCACTTTTGGAGCGATTATGCTTTCTTTCGGTATTTCGATCTCGCCCGAGGTTTCCATCTCCGTGACTAAGGATGAGCTCCTCATCTTTCGTCGTGGAGTTTGGTATCACCTCGAGCGACCTCTCAATATCGAAGATCGTCTCTTCGCTATCATCCGTGACTGTTCGGAGGCCCGTTCTGATCTCGATCAAATTTTGATCGTGAATCATGCTGCGGACAATCTTATGTCCCAGGTCTCCTCGACCTGACTCGGTTTAGACCCGAGTATCAGCATTTTCAACCTAATTGATTATCAGCGTAACCGCTGTCAGTTATGGACCTTAAAGAACTTCTGCTCTTATTGGGTCTCTTGGCTGAGATCCTTGCGGATCTTATCAACTGGTTGAGTCAACTCTCCGATTCGGAGATTTGACCGCAGCCGCTTAGCAAGCGGGTTACGCTTCAGGAGAAGCCTGTGAGTGCCGAATTCCGTCAGAGGATCACCCAAGAGGTAAATACTTACGGGAATTATGAGTTTATCAGACAGCGCGACTACTGGGTGGATCGAGCCCCTCACGGGGATCACCCTTTCCAGATGAGCCTGCGCCAAATGATGAACTTTTCTTCCCATAGCATTGACATCTATGGCAATCGTACCTTCGGGGACGACCCAGGGATTGTTGGGAGAAGTCCCATCACTTCCTTTGCCAGTGGCGACCTCACTGAGGCTAAAAACAAGGCCTACAATAAGTTCGTAGACCGCATGAAAGACACAGCTCAGAACGCTAATAACGCTCTCGAGATGGGTCAAAATGCGGCCTCGATCCTATCGAAGGTCGGCGCTTTAACCAAAGCTGCCATAGCCTTGAAGCACGGTGACTTACCCAAAGTCTCTAAGGCCCTTGGACTCTCAAACAATGGTGATCTCGAAAACCGGATCAAACGCCGTGGTAAGCAAGCGGCGGATGCCTGGTTAGAGTATCATTTTGGGTGGGAGCCTTTGGTTCAGGACATCGGTTCTTCTATCGATGCCCTATCAGGGACTGGTAAGGCGTCCACTATGTCGCAAAGCATTAGCTCTTCGCATAGTGTACGTGGGCAGGACAATCGGTCTTTGGAATCCCATATCCTTTTCCCCTCCTCCGACTCTACAGGTCTCGATCGTCACGATTGGACCGCTAGCGTCAAGATGAGAGGTGAGGTTCGGATTTCGAATCCCAATGTCGCCATCGCTAATCAGATGGGGTTTGTGAATCCCCTGTCTGTGGCATGGGAGGCCGTTCCTTTCTCCTTCGTCGTCGATTGGTTTGCCAACGTCGGTCAGTGCCTTTCGGCAATGACTGACTTCGCTGGCTTTTCAGTCGATCGAGGATGGACTACTGAACGTCTTACCATGACCCGAAGCTACACCTTTAACCAAGTGAATGGAACTGGTTCGGAGTACTACGAAGAGTATGCTTCGAAATTCTTTTCTCATTCAAGGGCTTCTGGTATAGCTTCACCCTCCCTCCATTCGGCACTTCGTCCGATTGGAGTTCAGAGGGGCGCGACGGCAATATCGCTGCTCGTGCAACTTTTTAAGACTTTCTAGCTTAGAGGTCTTAATTACTGGAGAAGTCGTTACATGACGACCGCAGGCAATCTCACCATCAAGAAGTTCGATGGTACGACGGACATTACTTGGTCCCTGATCGCCGCCAGTGGTGGTGACAAGTCACCGGCCCTCTGGCGTTCCACCTCCGCAACCGGTACCGTGGGTCAACAACCCACGTTCTCGGCTTCGGCTCGTTGGAACACCCAGAAGACCGTGCGACGCTTCGATGTCAGCTGCTCGTTTCCGAGCGTCTACACGAACACCGCCACCGGCCAGACCGAAGTGCGGGCGACGATGGTGTTCTCGGGCAGTTTTGCTGTCCCGCAGAACGTCAACGCCACCGACATCCAGGAATTCACGTACCAGGTGGCAAACCTGGTCGCTGCTATGAAGACGTCCATCGTCACGGGCTACGCTCCGACGTAAGTCGGTCCGGGCCCCTGAAGACGGACTCCTTTTCCTGAAACTTCGGCTGGAGATCTACCTTGATTTCACACTTTGTGAAAAAGGTGGCCCTCGAACTCTACGAGGGCCTCGCCACACCTAGATCTTTATCAGCAGCGATGCTGCTAAAGTACGGTGAATGGGACCAGCTAGCCACTTTGGAAGCTGATCCGGACAATTACCTCACGGCTGAGGAGTACTGGCGTAATGCCAGCGCCTCTTCATTTCTCAAAAAGTATGAGCCCCTTCCGACGACATTTGACCGAAAGGCCGTTGCCGAGGAAGGGTTCATTTCTTGCGAGAAAAATTGTCTTCGAACAAACATCCGCCTATACCCGCTCATTGAGGATCTCAAAGATCCTCAGTGTCGGTCGGGCTTGCATGACTTTTTCCGTCGTGCACGTAAAAATATAGCGCAGATTCTGGGTCCCTGCCCTGACATCGTTGATGGCAGGTTCGGGCCAGGTTCGACTTTTGGCGATAAAGGGGTACTAAGTACTGTCCCCGATAAGATGTCAAATGAACCACAATTGACACCCGACGCTTGGCCGTTCCTGTTTCCATGGAGCGGCACGATGTGGGCTTCTGCCTGCGTCGACGTCGGTAAGGTCCCTAAGTTCGTCCCGGGCAACCGATTTACCACTGTAAAGAAAGATTGCACTAAGTTCCGTGGCATTGCCATTGAACCTAGTATCAATGTTTTCTTTCAGCTCGGTTATGGTCGTGTTATCCGTAATAGGCTTAGGCGTCTAGGTATCAACCTAGATACGGGGCAAGATACGCACCGCGCCTTGGCACGGTTTTCATCTATTGATGAGTATCAAGCTACCTTGGACCTTCGTAACGCCAGCGACACCATTAGTAGGAACCTTGTCAAGCTCCTACTCCCAGCCCGTTGGTTCGCCGTGCTTGATGCGCTGCGATCCAAGAAGACTCTTTTCAAGGGGAAATTCCATCTCCTCGAGAAGTTTTCTTCTATGGGTAATGGTTTCACATTCGAGCTTGAGACCCTGATCTTCCTGGGTCTCATCAGCGCCATTACTGGCATTGAGTCTATCGGAAAGGATGTTTTCGCTTTTGGCGACGACATCATTATTCCGAAAGGCTACTCGAATGATGTGGTATCGATGCTTAAGTACTGCGGTTTAGAGACTAACCCTCGCAAGACATTTGTTGAGGGCCCGTTTCGGGAGAGTTGTGGTGGTGATTACTTTAATGGTATAAAGGTTCGTCCTTTCTATCTAAAAGATGATCCCGATCAACCCTCTGCTCGCATTGCTTTAGCCAACGGACTATACGCCTCCTACGGGGGACATATAGGAAGGTGGCTCTGTCTTCGAGATGCTTGGCGTACCGTTCTTAGTGGTTTACCCACTAACATACGGTGCCTCCGCGGGCCTTCGGCCCTCGGTGACATTGTCATTCACGACGAAGACTCCTCGAGGTGGATAACCTCTTGGAAGCACGGTACCAGGTTCATAAAGTGCTATCAGCCCACACCTTTACACCACGTAAAGTGGGGGCGGTTCGCACCTAGTGTTACTCTGGCATGCGCCACTTATGGCCTCGCTTGGAATGATGGGTTCGTTTCGACCCGTTCTCCCGAGCTTGACTATTCTGTAGGCGCGGTTCCGTTCTCTTAAAGAACGATTCCCTGGGTTGACCACCAGGTGGAGAGGGCAAATTGCCCTTAATCAGATGAATAC